AAAAGATGATAATAAAAAATATAAAACTGTAGAGTATGATTCAATTCATGGCCTGTTAATAGAGGCTATCAAGGAACTATCAAAAAAGGTAGAACAATTAGAAAAAGAGAAGAGGTAATAAAATGCCATTACCTAGTTCTGGTGAAATTAAATTTAGTGAAATAGCTGCAGAGTTTGGCTTAGGTTCAGGTCAGATAGCAATGTCCTCATTATATGGTAAGGGGAATGCTCCTGCAGCTACAGGACAAATAAGAATGGCCGCAGACTTTCATGGCACGGCTGCAGGCATTACAGCAACAGCAGTATCAGCTGCTTCTTTAGATATTTCTACACTATTTGTTGGAACATGGACATCTAGCGACGCTAAGATTCTACAAGTGCCATCAGCAATTACATTAGGTCCTATATCCGTTCCAGCACCTATGGGTGGTACACTTGATATACAAAATGCAGGAACAATTTTAGGTGCTTCAGGTGGTGGTGCAGGAACAAATCCATCAGGAAATGGTGGTGCTGGTTCAGCAGGTGGTACAGCATTACAAATTTTATCAAATGGTGTTACAGTTAATAATACCGGCTCTATAAAAGGTGGAGGCGGTGGCGGTGGTTCAGGTGCTCAAGGTGCTCCTGGTTCTACAACTACTAACTCGACTGTAAACCTAAGACCCATTTACTATCCACAGAGGCGTGGTGTGGTACCCTCCCCTGCTGGAACTGGATGGTGGACAATTAAATCACCAAACTCCCCAAATATAAATGATTTTTTTGGCACAACTTCAAGTGGTACTGCTTCAGCTAATTTTGGTGGACATGTATTAGTATTAGAAGGACACCGTACACATCCATTAAGTTCTGGAAATGGTATTACTTTCGGCAATGCACCTGGCAAAACATATAACAATGTTACTATTGGTAGTAATCATAATTCATATCCTCTAAGCAATAATCATTGGTGGGGGGCTATGCCTGGTGGATTTGTAGAAAAATATAGAACAATTATAAATGCAAGCAGAACAGGTCCTGTAGTAACTAACTACACAGGTGGAGCAGGAGGCGCTGGAGGTGCCGGCGCTGGTTACGGAGTTCCTTCTCCAGCAAGTGGTTCATCTGGAAGTACAGGTCCTGGTCCAGCAACAGACGGAGGTACAGGTGGTGCTGGTGGAGGTTTTGGTTCGGCTGGTTCTACAGGTTCAAATACACCAGCTTCTTCTGGTGGTGCAGGTGGAGCCGCAGGTGCAGCTATTACATCACCTGGTGTAAACTATACATTAACAAATAACGGAACTATTGCAGGTAATACTTAATAAGTTAAAAGTAAGAGTATTACTTCATATAAATATAGTAAAAGAGAACAACTATGGCCAATCCAAATACAAGAGAAACATTAAAACAGTATGCACTTAGAACACTAGGTAAACCTGTCATAGAAATCAATGTTGATGATGACCAACTTGAAGATAGACTTGATGAGGCATTACAGTTTTTTGCACAATATCACTATGACGGTATTCGTAGAACATACTTGAAATATAAATTAACTTCTGCTGATAAGACAAGGTTGTCAACATTAAATGCTAGTACTGAAACAGCAACAGATACACCATCAAGTAATACAACAACATGGTATGAAGATAATAATTATTTGGCCGTTCCAAGTTCTATCGTATCTGTAATCAATATTTTTCCTTTTTCAGATAAAGGTAACTTAAACTTATTTGATGTTAGATATCAATTAAGACTAAATGACTTGTATGATTTTTCTTCAACATCAGTAATTAACTATGATGTCGTATTGAGACACTTAGATTTCTTAGACCATATACTAGTAGGTGAAAAACCAATTCGTTTTAATCAACACGACAATAGATTATACATTGACATGGATTGGACAAACGATTTAGCTGCTGATGAATGGATTGTAATTGAATGTTATCGTAAATTAGACCCAGAATCTTATACTGATATTTACAATGATATTTATTTAAAAAGATATGTAACAGCATTATTTAAAAAACAATGGGGTGCTAACTTATCTAAATTTAATGGTGTTACTATGATAGGTGGTGTATCATTAAATGGTGGTCAAATATTTCAAGAAGCATTACAAGATGTTGAAAAATTAGAAAAAGAAATTAGAGATTCATACGAATTAAACCCAGCAATGCTCATAGGATAATGCCATGCCAGTTAATCATTACTTTCAGAGTGGAAACGGCATTGGTGGTGAGTTAGAGAAAAGACTATACGAAGATTTAATCGTAGAAGGTCTTAAAATCTACGGACATGATGTCTACTATCTACCAAGAACAATAGTTAATAAAGACCTAGTCTTAGGTGAAGATGTTGCAAGTAAATTTGATTCAGCACATCTTATTGAAATGTATATGGAGACAACTGAAGGCTTTGCTGGTGAACAAGAATTAATCAATAAGTTTGGTTTAGAAATTAGAGAAGACACAACCTTTATGGTTGCAAAAAGAACCTTCGATAATTATGTAGATGATAATGTAAATTTAGTAGTAGATGGAAGACCAAACGAAGGCGATATCATTTATATGCCTTTAATGAATAGTTTCTTTGAGATTCAATTTATTGAAGACCAAGAGCCATTCTTTCAACTAGGCCAACTACCTGTTTATAAACTAAGAGTTACACGCTGGGAATACAGTTCAGAAAGACTTGATACCGGTGTTAGTGTTGTAGATGGCGCCGAAGACCAATACTCACTAGACCAATTAGCACATCAAATGACACTTGAAGCTGAAACAGGTTCTTTATTATTAGAAAATGATAGTTCAAGTGGGGAAAATAATTATTTCTTATTAGAAACATATGCGATACAAACACAATCACCATATGCAGATAATATAGATTTAGATAACGAAGCAGGATTTGATACATCAAGTGTAACAGATGACATACTTGACTTTACAGAAAGAAACCCTTTTGGTGAGATTGACTTCTAATGTTTGGAGATTATTTTTACAATCAGACTTTAAGAAAGATGACCGTAGCATTTGGTACTATCTTTAATAATATTACTGTTAAAAGAAAAGATTCTTCTGGCACAGTTATTCAATCTATTAAAGTGCCATTATCATATGCACCTAAAGAAAAGTTTTTAGTAAGATTAGAACAACAGCCAGATATTAATGAAAGAGAATTTGCTTTAACATTGCCTAGAATGGGCTTTGAAATTGCAGGTCTTTCATATGACGCTTCAAGAAAATTAACAAGAGTACAAAAATATAAATCTGTAAAATCAAATGTAGATGGTAAAGTATTAAATTATAATTATACACCTGTACCTTACAATATAAGTTTCAATTTATATTCTTTTACAGCAAGTGCAGAAGCGGGCTTACAAATAATAGAACAAATACTACCTTTCTTTCAACCTGATTATACTGTTACTATTAATGCAATACCTGAATTAGAAATAAAAAGAGATGTACCTATTATATTAAATGATATTAATTATGAAGATACTTATGATGGTGCATTTACAACAAGAAGGGCAGTAATCTATACATTAAACTTTACAGCAAAAACTTACTTGTTTGGTCCTGACAGCACTCAGAAAACAATTAAAGAAGTTAATATTGATTTGTATTCTGATACAGATACAACAAATAAAGCAAGAGAAGAAAGAGTTACTACTACACCAAATCCAACAAGTGCTGACGCTGATGATGATTTTGGATTTACAACATCAATTAACTTTTATACAGATGGTAAGAGTTACAATCCTGAGACGGACACAGATGACTAAATAGTTTATATTAATTAACTAATTATATTATGAACCTAGAAAATTATTATGTTATTCAAAGAGAAGCTCTTCCTGAACACACTTGTGATTCAATAGTAGATTACGCCCTAGATATAAAACAAAAAGTAAAACATTCTTGTAAAGCTGAAACTGGTGGTTCGGCCTTTGTTTTAAATGATGAAGATAAAAAAGATTTTAATAAAAATGTAAGAAACTCTAATGTTGTTTGGATTAATGAACCATGGATTTATAGAGAACTTTGGGATTATATTCATCAATTAAATGCACAATCTAAATGGAACTTTAAAGTTGACTTTGCAGAACCTTGCCAATTTACAATATATAAAAAAGGACAACATTATAATTGGCATATAGATGGTGGAATAACCAACCCCGAATATAAAGAAAAAATTAGAAAATTATCTATGACAATTTTATTATCAGACCCAAAAAATTTTGAAGGTGGAAATTTAGAGTTTGATTTTCAAAACAATAAACCTCACTCGGATGTAAACATACAAAGTACGCAAGGGCATTTAAAAAAAGGTAGTATATGTATGTTTCCTAGTTTTGTTTATCATAGAGTAACACCTGTAACAAAAGGTACTAGATATTCTTTGGTTGTATGGGTTTTAGGAGAACCATTTGTATAAGATTATGAATATAAGAAGAAAAAAATATATCGTAGTAAAAAATGTTTTATCATCTGAGATGTGTGATTTAGCATTTAATTATTTAATAAATAAAAAAACTTCGAGACAGGTTTTATTAGATACTAAAAATATGAATCCTTTTTCAAAAGACTTAGGATTATCAACTGATGGCCAAGCAGACTGTTATTCTGTTTATGGTGATTTATTGATGGACACATTACTATCAAAGATAAAACCAATTATGGAAAAAAATACAGGTTTAGTATTAAATGAATCATACTCATATGCTAGAATATATCAAAAAGGTAATGAATTAAGAAGACACAAAGATAGGTTTTCATGTGAAATATCTTCAACGTTATTTTTAGGTGGGGATGAATGGCCTATATTTGTAGACCCAAATCCAAAGAATGGATATTATGATATTGAAAAAGATAAGTATATGTCTCCAGGTGCAAAAGGTAAAAAAATAGATTTAAAAAAAGGTGATATGTTAATTTACTTAGGTCAAGAACTAGAACACTGGAGAGATGTGTTTTTTGAAGATACTTGTTGTCAAGTATTTTTTCACTATAATGATTTGACAACAGAAGGTGCAGAAGAAAATCAATATGATAGAAGACTGTGTTTAGGGCTTCCAGACTATATGAGGGATGTTAAGTTAGATAAATAATCATATGAGTGATGATACATTAAACAAAATATTAGGTTTATCAGAAGTAGAGGAGAAAAAAGAATTTAAACCTCCTGTTGTTCGTGATAAAGACAAATCAAAACCTGATGTAGACAAAGATTACAACTATAGTCGTGAGGCCTATTACGATTTAATTCAAAAAGGGCAAGAGGCTATTGATGGTATATTGTCTGTTGCAAAAGAAGGTGAACATCCAAGAGCTTACGAAGTGGCAGGCCAATTAATTAAAAGTGTTGGTGATACTGTTGATAAACTTCAAGACTTACAAAAGAAACTAAAAGATTTAAAAGAACTGCCCAAGACGGCAGACACCAAAATACAAAATGCTCTTTTTGTTGGTTCTACTGCTGAACTACAAAAAATGTTGAACAAAGATGAAAATACTAAAAGCAAAATCATTTCATCCACAGACGGAGATATTCAAGATTAGTGATTTAACTTATGTTAAACACGGTTTAATTCTTGAAAAACTTATAAACGGAGAAGAAATGATAAATCCAATAGAAGTCCACAAATGTACAAATGAAGGCACAATAGGTGCATTGGGCCAAGAATATAAAAAAGGATTATTAAAAGTTTTTAAAGGTAGTCGTAGAATTACAACTGCCATACAATTAGGTTACACACACATAGAAGGTATATATGTCTGACGCTTACTTAGGAAATCCGAATTTGAAGAAGATAAATGTTCCTGTTGAATTTACAAAGGAACAATTGGAAGAATATATTAAGTGTGAAAAAGACCCTTTATATTTTATTCAGAATTATGTACAGATAGTATCACTTGATGAAGGCCTTGTACCATTTAAGATGTACAACTTTCAAAAAGAAATGATTGGTACTATGCATAAGAATAGGTTTACAATATGTAAACTGCCTAGACAGTCTGGTAAATCAACAACTATTGTATCATACCTTTTACATTATGCATTATTTAATCCTAATTGTAACATTGCTATTTTGGCAAACAAATCATCTACAGCAAGAGATATTTTAGGAAGACTACAACTTGCATATGAAAATTTACCAAAATGGTTACAACAAGGTGTTATAAATTGGAACAAAGGTTCTATAGAATTAGAAAACAAATCAACTATTGTGGCCGCTTCAACATCATCAAGTGCAATTCGTGGTGGTTCTTATAACATAATATTCCTTGATGAGTTTGCTTTCGTACCAGCCAATATTGCTGAAGCGTTTTTCTCATCTGTATATCCTACAATATCTTCTGGACAAAAAACTAAGATGATAATTGTTTCTACACCTCATGGTATGAATATGTACTACAAATTATGGACAGACGCTGTAAACAGTAACAATGATTATATTCCAATAGATGTACATTGGTCGGAAGTGCCAGGTCGTGATGAAAAATGGAAAGAAGAAACAATAAGAAACACATCACAAGAACAGTTTCAGGCAGAATTTGAATGTGAATTTTTAGGTTCTATTGATACATTGATTGCACCAAGTAAAATTAAATCAATGCCATATTTAACACCCATTACATCAAATGCTGGTTTAGATATGTATGAAAAGCCGGATAAAGAAAAAACTTATGTATGTACTGTTGATGTTGCACGAGGAACTGTAAAAGATTATTCTGCTTTCGTTATATTAGATGTATCACAAGTACCTTATCGTGTTGTTGCAAAATATAGAAACAACGAAGTCAAACCTTTTGTGTTTCCTAATATTATTGCTCAAGTATGTGCAAATTATAATCAAGCACATATATTAGTAGAGGTTAATGATTTAGGTCAACAAATATCAGATACATTACAGTTTGAAATAGAATATGAAAATATGTTAATGACCACTCAAAGAGGTCGTGCTGGCCAGATTTTAGGTGCAGGTTTTTCAGGTAGAGGTTCATCATTAGGTGTTAGAATGACCAAACAAATTAAAAAAATAGGTTGTTCAAATATAAAGACATTGATAGAATCTGATAAAATAATAATTAATGACTTTAATATTATAGAAGAAATATCAACATTCTCAAAAAGAGGAAACTCTTGGCAGGCTGAAGATGGATGTAATGATGACTTGATGATGTGTTTAGTTATATTTGGCTGGTTATCAAATCAAGAATACTTTAAAGAAATGACTGATTCAAATATCAGAAATCAACTTTATGTTGAACAACAAAATCTCATAGAGCAAGA